TGAACAGTATGGAGTCTACACGCACAAATTCAAAATTGAAATTCTGTCTGGACATGTCTACTGGACTACTGATTATTCAGCTGAACATCTTGCTGATCTAATCAAACAGATTCTGACCCTTGCCGTACCTTATGGACGCGATTTTTATAATGGTTTCCTCCAATCTACGCAAAACCTACTTGAAGAACAACCTCACTTTCGGGAAGTTGTCACATGCAGAGAATATGCGACCGAGCTTGAAGGACTAGCTCGACAAGTCAACGGACTTGCAATATCTCAAATGTGTGTTCCGTGTGTCTTAACACCCGAAAAACAAAGAAATTTTAACGAAATGACTTCGTCACAGTTATACCTTTTGCAGCAACTGCGTTTGCTGGCCGCCTGGCTGACAATCGATGTCTCGAAAGTTTGCTTTTTCTTCAAGTACAGCCGCTCTGCCCTCGATCAACTCTACAAGGACAAGAAAGTCTACGAATATAACGGCGTTCATTTCACTCTCGACTCGACCATTCCATCCGAAGTCACAATCCTGCACTACCCTTTTCAAGATAGCAGTGCTAGAGGTATTTTCGACATGCTTTCCAACCTAAACAAGGCCGAAGGATTCTCTGTTTATGAATTCCAAAAACAACATTATTTAATGTGTGATTTGAAGAAGATAAACACAGAACCCTTGGGCATTCCTTATGTCGCTCCGCCTCGCGATCAAATTGAACATGAAAGCCTACATGATATGATGTCACATGTTGTTCGTACTAGAAAGCCACAAAATCAGATGCTTCCGATGATGGGTCAACAACAACCACAACAACAAATGGCTGGAAATAAAACTTATGCTCAAGCAGTTACCAGCGGAAAATCCGGAGTGATACCCGGAGCCGGTATCTCAGCCTTAGTTGAACCTATCATGACTCGAACGACTCATCTTGACACTGTTGACCAAGCAACCATGCCTGTAATGTCCAATATGTTTGCTAACTCTACCATTCCTATGCCAGCTGCTGTCAGTACTCGTACTGATGGTCTGCCAAATCAGTTTCTTGCATACGGTGGAGTTACTGAAAATATTCAAGACGTTGCACTCGGATCATTCCAACTAGTCCGACAAATCCAAATTCCTGTTAACGCCACTGCTGGAACCCCCGTCTTCAAAATTCCCTACGGAATCGAAATGCTTGGCGGTTATGCTCGTGATTATGCTAACTTGCATTGTAGAATGACTGGTAGCGTTGCTGTAAAGCTTCGTATTGTCACCAATGCTATTAATCAGGGTCTTATCCGTATGTGCTGGAGACCTAGATCCGATTGGGTTGTAAACCTTCAGGATAGCTCTGCTTATGGAGCCGTGGATCTAGATGCCGCCATTTCAGGACAGGAATTCTCGTTTGTTGTTCATCCAGTTGCAGGCGATACCGGACGATTTTACTTTGATTTGACCAAACCACCACCAGAAGATCAAGCATGTCTTTACTTTATGCTTCTGACCGATCTGATCAACAACTATTCAGATATTGGGAAAATTCAAATCATCGTAGAATCAAGACCGTACATTGATTTTGCACTTGCTGAACCACGCGCCACTCTCACACCAACTACGAGTGATGTAAACCTGTTAGAGCAAGCAGCTCGCCAAGGATTGGACTTAACACAGTACACTATCGCATTGGACTCAAATCTTTATCCAAAGTATGAATCCCTACTTACCTACGCCGATATGCGCCATGAGATAAATACCGCTCGCCGTGTAATCCTTGGTCTTCCTGCTGTTGTCCCTCAACAAAATCCTGAAACGCCGTATGTTCCTTCAATTGGAATATCCAATGCTTCGCCCACTGCTGACTTTAATGGTCCTGAAACGCATTTGACAGTCAATTCTGATTGGGGAACCAATTGGGTTGGCGCAGACTACTCCGCTAGCAGAAGCTATGGCATTGATTATGGCGGTAATGTTCCCGTCGGTTTAATAACATCTCTACCCGACGGAGCGGGAGGAAACGTGCAGCAAGCACGACTTGATCGTTACACTCCAAATGCACATATTATCAGCCTTTCATCTGATGAAGGGTTGACAAAAATGTCGTCTGGCTGTGCTGTCACTATTACCGATCAAGGAAGACAGGATAACGCAGAAAATGCTAATGCAGTCCTACCTATCGCTCTCTATGATCCCTCTACTGCTAGAACAACAATGAACATTTCAAATATGTACATCTCTACCACTCTGGACAATTCACCTCTTCCAGCAAATCAATTCGTTGTTGATTTCATCGACATTGAGCATCCAACAGTTTCAATGCCACTCGCTACTGCTTCAAACACTTTGATTCCATGCCCGTTTACTGCTTTTCTTCACCAACATGCAAAAGCAAACTGTCCTCCTCAAGGCCTAATTAAATACATCTTCACAGCAAGCACTTCTACAAGTGCTTTCTTTGAATTTTATTACAAGCCAGATACCGGTTTTGCCACCATAACAACCGATGGACTGGGAGGCTCACGCTTCTTTTCCGGAAACATCAGTACCATGAAATTAACTTTTCAGGTATTTGAAGATCAATCACTGCCTACTTTGTATACTAACTTGACCAACTTTACCAGTATACTTTCCGGAACAGGACCGCGCAGGAAGCGCGCACGTAAACCCATCAATCAGATGTTTGCTCTTGCAGGTTTGGG